TCCCAGAACGTATGTAAGGCACGAAACAACCAGACCCAATAATATAGAATATGTTGAGAATGTTAAAGATAAGATTGTTTGGTGTATTAGGTCTAACAATCGCACCTTAATTGTAAGAAGAAACGGTAAAATTTGCATATCTGGAAATTGCTTTGGTCGTGCGTTGGATTTGCACATAAGGTCGATAGAGTTAGAGGGCGCAAAGATAAAATCGTCTGTGGAAAGAAAAAAATGGAAAATAAAAGAATATAATAAAGTCCGTGAAAGATTAATGATAATGCCTGAGTTTGATTATTTGGTGTTCGAGAATGGGATATCGTGGTTGCACGTAGCGTGTCAGAATCGGGAAAATCGGTTGTTTAATCCTTAAAATCGATAATACAGCCCTCTTTTTCGGGGGTATCAATAAATTTATGTGAAATTGTAATATGTGAAATACAGCGGTTATTTGTGTCCTGTATGATGATGTGTAGTCGCAGGGCAGACAGGAGTTCGTGTGCCAGTAGTAATAATGAGGGGACATCGAAATTATCACGGTTAACCAAGAAAGTAAATTCTATATTTGCGGGGAGTTTTTTTGATGGATATTGGGGGCGGTTGCGGATTTGGGTTTGTGTTTGTAAGGATAATTGTTTTAGTCGTTCCTTGGCGGATTTATGGTCGCCTAAAATGGGTGAGAATAATTGATTGGCGTTGAATATCGGAAAAGACAGTTTTAATTGCATTCTGCCCCCTTTCTGCTAAAATGGTAATGGATGGAAAATCGAAAAGCAAGGAAATAATATGAAATACCACAATATTAAGGCGGAATATAATGGCGTTGTGTATGATTCGAGAAAAGAGGCACGGAGAGCCACGGCGTTGGATTGGATGTTGAAAGTGGGTGTTATTCGTGATTTAGAACGGCAAAAGCGGTTTGTTTTGCAGGAAGGGTATATAAATAACAAAGGGGAAAAGATTCGGGAAATCTGTTATTTGGCGGACTTCTGCTATTATGATAATGAAAGGGGGAAACTTATTGTAGAAGATGTCAAAAGCCCTGCGACCCGAACGGATGTATATTTGATAAAAAAGAAACTTTTCGAAAAGCGATATCCTGAATATTGGTTTGAAGAGGTTTAATTTTCAAAAGAAAAGTAGCAAATATCCTGTTTTTTAGGATATTTTTTTATTTTTTTGAAAAAAATGACTTGAAATCCGATTGTTTTGTATTATATTTAATAATGTGGGGGTTGGGGCCAGCCCTCAGGAAACTGGAAAAAAGGATTGAGAATGAAATATGTATTGAAAGCAAATTCGAATGAAGGTGTTATCTATTATATGAATGTGATTATGGTAACAGGTCAAGTGGAACACGCAAAGAAGTATTCTGAATCGGAATTGGATGAGGCGAAAAAAGATTTGGAACACTTCAAGATGATGTTTACACGGTCTGATAGTATTCGTGACTTTGAAATTGTGGAATTATAAAAAAGGGGTTAAGAATGAATAATGTGGAAAAGATAAAAAATGCCTTGAAAGATAAGGTTATAACTGCGGTTTATGTGGGGCAGGACAGTGGATGCCGTTGTGGGTGTAATGGTAAATATTATCGCCCCAGCGATGATTTGGATGATGATGAAATGTATATGATGGCACAACAGGCGTTCGATGTCGCAGAAAATGATGATGTCAAGGTGATGATTGAAGATGATTTTATAAACATATCGTATGGGGATGATATGGCTTATACGATTTATTATGAATAGGGGGTGTAAAATGTCGGGGCAGGAATATAAGGATTTATTGGATGTGATTCGCCGTGATATGACAAATGGGGTTTTGACCTATGATGAGGCGAAAGAAAAGGCACAGCCGATTATTGATGAGATGAATGAAATCGCTAGGGGTATCGCTAAAAAGTATGGGAAAAAGCATCAGGATTTTACTTTTTCAAAATTAATGCGGTAAATGTTTTAAAAACATTCATCAATATTCAAGATTATTAAGGGCTATTAAGGGTTATTTTTTGAAATTATAACTTGAAATCATTTGAAAAAGTATTACATATATAATGTGGGGTGGTGAGATACCCCGAGAACAAAAAGGAATGAGAATGAAAATCAATTTGGGAAATAATGAATATTTGAATTTTAATATTGCACATAGAATGGGAAAATTCTGCATTTATGTGCGGAAAGAATTCGTGGAAGAAAAGCAATTGGATGATGGGACTAAATATCAGGTCGTGAATAGTTATCCGTTTGCCAATGGTAATTTTTACTTTGTGGTGAAAGAAGGTCGGAAATCTGCGAAATTTATTGAAAAGATTGAAACCTATCTGGAAGCCCACAAAGATGAATTGCTGAAATTATGGTTGGCGAATGAATATCCGACTATGGTGGGAATGATAACAACAGGGGTGAATTAATGAGAACAAAAGGGACTAAGGAAAAACTAACTTTAACACTTCGGGTATATCCCGAAGATGCTTTATTTATTCTGAATGATTTGTATAAAGCAAAAAAATTGTCGGAGTCGCAATACTTCGCAAAAGCAGACAAGGTATTCGCTTTGTTAGAAACAAGCAAAAAATAAAAAGGATTGAAAATGACGGAAAAACTATGGGAAATGAATAATCAGATGATGGCGATAGATTCGTTATTATCTGAAAATACCGACCCTGAAACGCAGGAAATATTAGAATCTGCGAAGGAACAATTAAGTCAAGATATTGAAACGAAAATGGAAAACATTCTTGCTTATATCAGTGAATGTAAAGCAAGGGTGGAGTATCTGAAAAAGGAAGAAGAACGGATAGCCGTCAAGCGTAAGGGCATTGAAAAGCGGATTGATTGGTTGAGGGATATGGTATTCGGTCAAATGAAATCAACCAATCGTCAAAAGGCGGAGTATGGAACATATAATGTCACTGTATGTAAAATGCCAGATAAGGTTGTATTGACGGATGATGCGATGGAATTTTTGCCTGATAGTTTATGCCGTATAACCCGAACACCTGATAAAAAGGCGATAAAAGACGCTATGGGCGATGAAAGGTTTTATATGGTTGAAGTAGATGGTCGGAATATAATGTTGGCGACCGTTGAAAGTGGGCAGGAAACCGTAAGAATTCGTTAGGTATCAAACAAACAAAAGGAGTAAGATATGCATTTTTCAATTATAGTTGCGGGTGATAATTATGAAGAACAGTTAGCACCGTTCCAAGAAAACAATATGGAAGATTGTCCGAAAGAATATTTGGAATTCTATGTGGATGGAGAATATTATGATTCAAAGGAAGAGGCAATCAAAGAATTGGGGAAAGAAAAAGTCGAAAATGATGGATGGTGGTCGAATCCTAATTCGCATTGGGATTGGTATGTGTTAGGGGGTCGTTTTCAGCATAAATTCTTACCAAAAGAAGGTGTCGAATATGATATTGGGTCTGCATCGGTATTTGAAGAACCTGACCCGAGATTTGCGGCAAGAATCCGTAAGGGTGATATAGATTTTGACCGAATGAAGAAAGAATGGACAGACCACCGTATTAATGAATGGAATGAATTAATGAAAGCCCTTGATGGTCGTGAAATCAACTGGAAACCGTCAACCGATTTTGATTGGGGAAATGTGGATGAAAGAGAAAAATTCTGGAATCAAGATGGCGTATTGCAAATCAAAGAATCGGATGATTTTAAGTGGGGATTTTCTTGCCACCAGTTAGATATGATGTTGGGGTGTAAAACTGTTGATGATTGGATTGAAAAACACGATTGGCGTGGATGTTATCGCCCGTATGGATATATCAAGGATGGCGAATGGATAGATGCGGATTGGGATAAGAATGAAACATTTGCCAAGGATTTTGATGAATGGTTTGATAATTTGCCAGATGATACCATAATAAATGTGGTAGATTGTCACGAATAAAAGGGAGAAAAATGAAGAAGACAGAAAGAATTGATTCAATCAAAGTATTTAACATCGAAGGCAAAAGATTGCTTGGAACTGTTGAAGTTAATTTGACGGGTTATAGCGATTTTGGAATGCCACGTGCAACAACTAGAATTCAGTTACCACAATGGTTGTGTGATGAGATTTATAACCTTGTGTATGCTGAATACGAATCCAACTGTGGCAAAGAAAAAGGTGACAAAGATGATGGTAGATAAAAACGAAATTCCGCCAGAGATAGATTATACTGAATATTGGAAAACAAGAGATGGCGACCTTATACGATATGCAGATATGACAGACAATCATTTGATAAATGCACACAATATGATTGAACGACAAGTTTGTGATTTTATGAACCGTTGTGCCAACAGAAACGAAGAACAAGAATTGCCAGACTATGTACGACAAAAGATAGATGGGTTAGAAACAGAAATGATAAAAAGGAATTTAATAAAAGGGGAAATAAATGTGTAATGAAAAACTAATGTTTTATAAATCGATTGAAAATTGTGACATCTGGTTTTCACAGAGCACCGTTGATGGCAAAACTAAATACCTGTTCTACTTTCAAGGGGTTACATACGAACGGGATTCAGATGAAGAGATAACAAAACTTGCCCAAAAAGTATATGGCGACTGGTTTAGAAAAGCAAATGGGCGTTCAAGATAAAAAGGAATAACTGATGGAATGCCAATGTGTGTCTTGTTTAATATCTCGTGCGTTAAATAAAGGTAAAATACCAAAATTACTCGCTGATGCGTTCTTATTGGGGTACCATTATTACGGTATGACACATTCAGAATGCGATGTAGATGCAGGTTGGCACGCAGAGGGAGTTGAGTTTTACGGCAGTCAAGGGGGTATAAAACCACTTGCTGATATAGTTAAACAAGCAGAACAAAAGGATGAATGATGAACCCGTATGTAAGTGGCGTAATCCAATGTGAACATTGCCATATTATGTTTGGTTATACAATAACGGCAGGCGCAAGAATATATTGTCCTGTGTGCAAAGCAGAACAAAAGGAATAACTAATGCCTAAACAGAAACTAAAACCACTTGACTATGCGTTTGCAAAAATGATGCAGGAAAAATTGGGTGTAAAATTCGTTGATAGTAAAGGTAACCCAATAGAATTTGAAAAAATAGAACAAAAGGGCGAAAAATGTGGGAAAAAGTAATTAAAAATGTTGTATTGTTTGTGATTGGTGTGTTGGTCGGGATGTGGATTGTAAATATTGACCGAGACCCGAGTCCGCAGGAATGTTTGTCGGTTTGTGTGGAACAATTCGAGAAATTGGATACTAGTGTGAAATAAAATCAAAGAAAACACGGTTTTTTTGACCGTGGAATAGGCATAAACTATTTTGTGGTATAGTTTATCGTCTAAAACCATAAAGCCGTTCCCAAGGGCATAAATAAGGGTTTATATTTTTTTTGGGGTTATGGTTGACTTTTGGGGTGTGTTAATTTATTATTGACATACCTAGCAAAAAGTTCCATAATCGGAATAAGAATCGTCACTTTTGCTAGGTGTGGCGATTTTTTTTATAGGGGATGAATGATGAATATCAGGTTAAAATGCGGGAAAGGGATAAATTATCCGTTATTTGATTCGTTGTCGGATAATGCCCAAAAGTTATATTTGTTTATGAAAACGCAGGATGGGCATTTGATAGATGTGGATGCTTGGGCATCAATCTTACATTTGACGACCAAGGAATTATGTGAAAGTGTTTTTGAATTATGGGCGAAAAAGACCGAAAGTTGTATGAAAAGTAATTGACTTTTTGAAAAGAAAATGATATTTTTGAATCAAAGATGATTGCGGCATCGAAAGAGTTTGGGGAAACCCGTATAAAAATCCCGAGAATACCGCAATTATTCTCGGGTATTTTTTATCAAAAGGGGGAATAAAATGGTTAAGGATAAAAATTATATAAATATTCAGGGTTGGATGAGGAATTTAGGGTTAAGTGGTAATCGGTTACTGACGTTTGCAATTATTTATGGTTTTTCGCAGGATGAGGATTCGGTATTTTCAGGGGGGGCATCGTATATTGCGGAGTGGTTAGGAATCACCAAAAGGGCGGTTTTTGATATTTTGAAAGATTTGACTGATATGGGATTGGTGGAAAAAATTGAAAAGAATGTAAATAATATGGTTGTTTATGATTATCGAGAAACTTCACAGGGGGTGAAAAAAGTTCACGGGGGTAGTGAAAAAAGTTCACTGGGGGGTAGTGAAAAAAGTTCACTGGGGGGTAGTGAAAAAAGTTCACCCCATAATAAAAATAATAATAAACAAAATAATGAACAAAATATAAAAAAAGAAAGTATAAAAGAAAAAAAGGGTTTTGGGGAATTTGGAAATGTTAAGTTGACTGATGTGGAATATGACAAGTTAAAAGAATTTTATGGTGATAATATTGACATTGCGATAAGTGTGTTAGATAATTATCTTGCGAGCAAAGGGAAAAGATACAAATCGCATTATGCAGTTATGAAAAAAAATGGATGGGTGGATATCAAAGTTAAAGAAATTACCAAGACAGAAATGAAAGAATCGGTGAAAAGGTGGTGATTATGGGAATTACAGATTATATCAAAATTATCGAAAGATATTACAATCTGCCGGCAGATGTGAAAGAAAGTATGTTAAAAAACGCAAAAGAGATTGAAGATGAATTGGCTGATTTTGCTGAAACCGAAGTTAAAAGAGTTGTGGAAAATTATTGCCTAGATGTTGACCCAAAGTTTTTCCCAAAATTAGGGTATATTGTGGCAAAGTTAAACCGGGAAATACAGGTAGAAATAGATGTAAAAGATTTTGTGGACAAATGGAATTGGTTTGTTAGTGTGTATATCAAGTCGGCCAACCAATTTGCGAAAGGGGAAATGACCGATGTGGAATCCGCAAAGAATTTGATTCCGGCGGCCAAAAAGAAACTTTTGGATTTGATTGAGAGATTAAAAAGTATGCCAAGTCAGAAAATCCGATTCATTACACCAAAGGTATCGTTGGACGATATTTGGGGGTTTGCGATAAATGTATTCGCCCAAAGACGAGCAATGTCGGATTTTCTGTATGATGAGTGCGGAATCACAGCAAGGTTTTTTTGCGACCGCATAGATGAATTGGCAAACCCATACAGCGACATTTACCTAAATGATAACGAAAAATACCCCCATAGGTGATAAACAATGATTATTTATGCTTTACACGATTATGATAAAACCAAGCGGGGAATGATTCAGATAAACCCTGATGAGGCGAAATCGTGGAATGAAAAGGGATATGGGATTCATTGGATGCCACAGTTATTCAAGGATGGTAGTCGGAAAGCCGAGGATTTGATTCGGATTCGGTATTGGTTGGCGGATATTGATAATGGGGATAAGGAAACGATGTTGCGTAGAATTGCGTGTTTGCCCGTTCAGCCCACCGATATTGTGGAAACAAAGCGTGGTTATCATTGTTATTGGAAAGCGAAAGATGCGACACTGGAAAATTATGCCACTGTCGAGAAAGGAATAGCGGAGGCGTTATGTGCCGATGGAAGTTTGATAACCCCGACCCACACATTAAGAGTGCCGGGGTTTTATCATTTGAAAGACCCGCAGAATCCGTTTTTGATTAAGACCGTGTGGAAAAAGCCCGAAAATGAATATTCGGAAAAGTTGATGATGAGGGTATTTAAGCCGAAGCCGAAGTTTGAGTTTAAGCGGGATTGGGGTAATGGGGCGAAATTGGAGGAAATAATAAAACCTGAAAATTGGGAAAAATATTTGAAAGTTGGTCGGGTGATTCAAGGCAGTAGGAATAATGAATTGAATCGAATTGCGTATATTTTGTTAAAAGAGGGGGCAGATGAAGTATTGATGGAAAATGTGTTAATGGAAATAAACCGAACCCTGAATCCCCCGCTTGACATAGGGGAAATAAGGGGTATTGTGAAAGGGAAATTCAAGTAATCAAATTGGATTGAAAGGAAAAGGAAATGGATGATATAAAACGGGTTATGGAAAACCCATTCAAGCGGGAAGGATTCAATGTTTATGATTATTGGGAAAAGAATAAAATTGTCGGTAAGTTCGGGGTGCCGTATTTAGATAGGGAATTATTGGGGATATCAAAGTCGGATTTGGTGTTAATTGGGGCTAGGTCGGGGTGTGTAGATGGAGAAACCGAGTTTTTTAATGGGCAAGAGTGGAAAAAAATAAGCGATTACCAAGAAGGTGATTTGGTCTTACAGGCAGATTTACAGACGCAAAAGGCAGAGTTAGTAAAGCCATTGCAATATATAAAATTGCCTTGTGACAAATGGTATGTGTTTAGGACAAAATATGGTTTGGATATGAAATTGTCTGCGGAACATAACATTGTTTATAAAACCTGCCGTGGGAATTATATGAAAGATTCGGCGGAAAATGTTTATAACAGGCATATTAACAGCAATCGTGGGTTTGGGCAAACAATACCAACATCGTTTGATTATGCCGGTGAAGGTATAGATTTGTCAGATGAAGAAATAAAACTTATGCTTGCGGTAATTGCTGATGGGTGTTTTCTAAAAGATAGAAAAATATGTTCGATTCACTTGAAAAAAGAAAAAAAACAAAAGGAATTAAAACAAATATTAAATAATCTTGGAATAAAATATCGTTGGTATAAAAGACCGTCCGATGATGGGTATATCGATGTAAGTTTTTTTGCACCAAGAAGAGAAAAAGTATTTTCTTCATATTGGTATGGTTGCAATAAACGCCAACTAGAATTAATTTGTGAAAATGTCTTAAAATGGGATGGGGATGGAAGAAGATTTTTTACCACAGAAAAACAATCCGCAGATTTTGTCCAGTTTGCGTTTTCTGCGTGTGGTTATAGGGCAACAATCCACACAAAAGACAGGCGGGGAAGAATAAGAAAAATTAAAGGGCGAGAATATACAACAAAAAGCATAGATTATGTTGTGACAATAACTAACAGAACCGATGTAGGAATAAGGTCAAAAACAACAAAAACCTGTTGGGAAGAGTTAACAAACGATACCAAGTATTGTTTTACAGTGCCGAGCCATTGTTTAGTCCTAAGAAGAAATGGGAAAATATTTATAACAGGGAATAGTGGTAAGAGTTCATTGGCAAAAATTATTTATGATGCGAATGATAAGAAAAAGACGGCATTATTCAGTTTGGAAAATTATGATGGTGATGTCGAAATGTCGATGTTAAGGAAAGAATATAATCTGCGGACAGATTCGGTTTATAGTGCTAGGCAATGGCAGACAGGGAAAGATTTGGATATTAATGAAAATGAATTGGGTGCGGCTTTGGGGGCTGTATTAAAAAAATTGGAGGGGTCGTATATATTCGGGCGTGTTCCCCCTGATGATGAAAATGGGAAATGGAATATCGAAACATTGACGGAAAAGATAATTTGGTGTGCGACCCACGGGATAGAATTGATAATAATAGACCATTTGGATTATTTGGATAGGGATAATCCGAATGAAAGTGATAATTCGCATATCACGGAATTAATGAAAGCGATAAGAACAGCACAGGAAACGGGGTCAGCGGTGGTGGCGTTTTCGCATCTGCGTAAGCCGAATGGTAGGGTGGATGATTTGATAGTGCCGAATGAAAATGAATTTATAGGGTCAAGTAATAAGGTGAAACAAGCGACACAAGTGGTGTTATTTGCCCCTGCGAATGATGGTGATGAAAATAATGGATATGGGACTTGGTGTTGTATTCGTAAGAATCGGAATGGTGGGATTAAGAATCAAGTTGCGAAATTATTTTTTATTCCGTTGACAGAATCGTATTTGGACAGGTATGATTTATATACGATAAATTATGCGGGAACGAAAGCAGAACCGATAATGATAAATGGTGTCAAGGTCGTGATGGATGAGAATGAAGTTAAAAGGTTTGGAAAAAGGGAAAGATAATGCCTAGAAGTTTTGTTTTGTATAATGTCAAAAAGGGGCGGAAGGTTATTGCTAGTTTTTGGACTAAGGATGATGTGGTGGAATACAAAAACAAAAATGGGGATGTAAAAATAGTAGAGGTCAAAGGGAAGGTTTTGGATGAAATAAAAAAGGATTGAAGATGCCAGATATAACAATGTGCTGTAATCGTGATTGTCCGATAAGGAATAAATGTTATCGGTATAGGGCTGTGCCTGATGATTATCAATCGTTTGCGTTTTTTAAGTATCAACCAATATCGGATACAAATGATGAAGAATGTGAATATTTTTGGCGTGTAGATGAAATCAAAGATAGAACAATCCCAACCAGTGTTGCAGATAACCGATATGACCGTGATTGGCAGTGGGATGGGTTAAAAAGTGCTAGACAGGAATAAAAAAGTGATATAAAATTGGAATTATAAAAGGATTGAAAATGGCGTTTAAGAATAAGGATTTATCGGTTATTGCGTATGCGAATGGTTTTACTTTATGGCATTATGTATCGGCGGATGATTCGTTGAAAGATATTGTCAATGATGTGAAGTATTTTTTTGCACCAAGATTGTTGATGAATACAGGGGATATAATTATGATAAATGCCAAAGATTCAACAGGGATTCGGTCTGTTGAATTGTTGGATGAGGATGTGTGGTTGCGTGAATTAAAATAAAGGGATTGGGCAATCGGAACTTTTCTCGCCGATTCCAGGGTGTCCCGCCTGTGACACTTGCCCGAAACAGGAAGTGGTCGGACCGGATTAACAATCGGTGATTCGTCAAAATCAGGAACCGAGGAGCCGGTAGTAATGATTCAGCCAGTAATCGCCCAAAACTGGCATCTTGTAAAAAAAGGATTGAATATGTTGTTTTCTGATAAGCACAAATGGAATGTTTTTGAAGATATAGAGGTTGCGGTTTGTGCCGTTGCCCGTTGTGATGACCCGAAATCTGTTCGTAAGTTGGCGAAAAGATTGGGAATTCGTGAAAGTCAAGTTTTAGCCCGTATGAATAATTATATAAAATTATTACACGGCGGTAATCCTGATTGGCATTATTCGAAACAGGAAAAGAAAGTGTGGGAATGGTTGAATGATAAGAAAAGACCCATTCGGATTGTGCCAACATTGTGAGTTCTTATGGGTGATACTACCCCGCCCTGACCGTAAAGCAGGGGTCGGATGTTAGGGAATCCGACACAAGATGCGATAGTTGAAAAACAGGCATCCCAAGACAAGGAACCAACCCAAAGACGAGCCGGGCATCCTCGTTAAAAAGCCCTCGATTATTTTTGGGGGTTTGAGTATGAAAGTGACAGAATGGAAATTGGAAGATGTCGTTAAGGAAAAGGATGATTTATATAATTTGCTTTGGGCTGGGTTGGATGAAATAAAAGTGCCAATGAATGAAAAAGATTTTGAATATTTATTGATTTTATGCCAAGATGTTTTAGATATAGCAAAGAAAAGGGGATGGAAATGAAAGCAGTAATTATCGGTCAACCGAATTGTCAAAATTGTAATATGTTGAAAAATGCGTGTCCTGACGTTGAAAAGATTGAAATGAATCCTGTGGATATATTGAATTTTGCCCGAGAAGTTGGGATTAAATCTGTGCCGTTTGTGGTGATAACAGGTGATGTCGGGGAATTACAAAATGTGTTAAAAATGATAGACAAGGGCTAAAAATCGGGGTATAATAAAAAGAAAAAAGGATTGAAAATGTCAGTATTTAGAAAATTGAGAGCCGATGAAATTCAAGTTCGTGTAGCACAGGTCCAAAGAAAAAACCTATTTGTTGTTATATAAGGATGCCCGTTGTGATATGAATATATTGGATGAAACCATAAAACCGCAGAATTGGGCGTGTGATTATAAGGAAATCAAGGGAAATATGTATTGTGGAATTGGTATCCGAGTTGCGTCTGTGGGACCGAATGATTGGGTTTGGAAATGGGATTGTGGTGTAGAAAGCAATACCGAAAAAGAAAAAGGTGAGGCAAGTGATGCCTTTAAGCGTGCGGGATTCAAGTGGGGTATTGGTAGAGAATTATATACTGCCCCGAGAATCGATGTATTGAATGATGCGATAGGTGGTGTTGAAGAAAGGGATTATCAAGGGAAAAAGTATTATAATCTGAAATATGCGTATCAAACATTTTCTGTGTCGCATATTGAATATGATGGAAATGGGAATATAACCAAGTTGGAAATCGTCAATTCAAAAGGAAATGTTATTTGGTCGAATATGCATTAAGGGGGAATTATGAAAAGGAAGGTTGCAGATTTTAGTGTTGTTATTTATAATAATGATGGGCAGGTAGAGGTTGCGTTCAATAAAGCCAAGAAAGTGCCAAAGACCTATGATAGTTTTGTGGCGTGTATTGAAATTGCGTGTTTATCTGCGATTCAGAAAGTAATGCACGGTATAGAAAAGGGAGATAAGGACGATGGCAAGGGAAATGATGTTGGAAGTGTCCAACGGGAAGATGCCGGTAATAGTGGCGACAAGGCGTGAGTTTATTGCGGTATTGGATGATTTTGTATTTTGCCACGCCTGTGAAAGTGAAGAATCTGCTTTTACCGAGATGTATTATATCCCTATATTGAATTGTATATTCTGCAAAAAATGTTTGGATTTGTATCAGAAGTCGGCGGTAAGGTATAAGGTTGATGAAAAGACCGAAAGAACGAATTTTAATCGAATGATGAATAGATTTAAGGATTTGGGGGTTTGGGAAGGTTATTGGTTTTAATTCGGGTGTAGCACAATAGGTAGTTTTGCAACGGTCTGTTAAACCGTAGGTTGTCGGTTCGAGCCCGACCACCCGAGCCAAGATTAAAGGGGAAAAGGATGTGTGATAGCCAAAAATTAAGATTTTATCAATCGTATGGGAATTGTGATATATGGTTCAGCCAAGATACCAAGTCGGGCGTAACAAAATGGATATTTTGGTTTATGGGAAAAACCTATGAGGCGGAAAGCCACGATGAAATAATAAATCTTGCCAAAGAATGCGTCAATAATATGATGAAACGGTCAAAATAGGAGGATAAGATGGAAATAATGACTCGTGAAACGACAAAAGGTCGGCAATATATGTTCCGTTGGAATGGGCAATTGTTTGTTTTTAATACCAAGCAGGAAGCCGAGGTTAAATTGATGGAGTTCAAAAATGGGTCGTTGTTTGCCTGAATTACAGAAATGTGTTAAATGTCGGGGTAAAAACAAACCGTATGTTGTCAGGGTTGAAGGTTTATATTATGTGCGGTGTGGGTGTGGTAAATGGGATAGATATGCTTTCCTTGGGTTAAAACCTGAATATGCGATAGAAGAATGGAATAAGTTTAATCGGCAAATGCGGGGTAGATGGAATGAAATCGATAATCTATAATGATAAGATGTGGGAAAATCATAGGGCGGAAATCGACAAGATGGTCGCCGATGGTGTTCGTGTAAATTTATCGTATGAAAAAGCCCATAAACCTAAAACAAAGGAACAGATGGGTTTTTTATTTGCGGCTTTAATGAATCAATGTAAGGACTTTTTTGAATCGTGTGGGTATAATGTCGATGATAAGGATGTAAGATATTATTTTTATGAAAAGGTTGCGGAATTCTTGCCTGAAATAGTATCTGATTGTGGTTTGTTCGGCAAAAAGCAAAGAATAAAGCACTTGGATGAATATGACCGTGAAACAATGGCAAAGTTCATAGATGGGGTTTTTCAGGTGATAGATTTTGACCCCTTGTTAGCGGGGATACAATTAACCCCTGATTGTTTTTATAATTTTATATATCATATATCGGTTGATGATATAAAAACCGCCCAAATGGCAGATTTACCCATAAGAGACCCCGAATATTTGGAATATATAAGAACGAGACCTTGTATTTTATGTGGGATACAGCATAGGTCGGAGGCACACCACCTGAAAGATAATCGGTTGGGGGGTATAAGTCAAAAGTCGCCAGATTGGGCGGCTATGCCGTTATGCCATAGATGTCACTTGGGTATTGCCCACGGAACAGGATTCAAGGAAAGAATGGGGTGGATGCCGATTGAAATGGTAGATTTTTTGCGGTTGTGTTATCTGAAATGGAAAATGAATGGTTGACAGGTGAAAAACCGTCTGCTATACTGAAAGAAAGGAGTTAAGGAATGGATAAAAAACCAATTGCGATGCCAACAGGGTGCGAATTTGTAGATATAAATGAATTGGTGCCGTTCAAGAGAAACCCCAAAAAACACGAAATAAAAGATATTAATCTGATTGTCAAGTCGATTGAAAGGAATGGGTGGGGTGACCCGTTGTTAGTATGCCCCGAAACCAAAGAGATATTATCGGGTAATGGAAGATATTTGGCGGCAAAAAAGATTGGTTTGGATAAAATCCCTATTGTGTATGCCCCCAAAGGGTTGACCGAAAAGCAGAAGGCGGATATGGTTATTGCCAATAATCGTTTGGTAGAGGCATCGGGATATAATGATAACCTTGAAATATTGATGGAAATGTTTGAGTTAGACCCTGCGGATTTTGCCGTAAACCTTGATGATGCCAAAGATGTGGAAGAAAAGGAAGATTTTCAGTTTGATGCGACAATCCCACAATATGAGGTTAAAGGGGAAAATGTAGATGTTAAGGATTGTTTTGAAAGTGGGTTGACGGAAAGTTTGATAAAAGAGATTGAAGAGTCCGAATTGGATGACAATGAGAAAAAACTTTTAATTATCGGGGCGTATAGAAAAGCGATATTGAATTATCGGAAAATTGCGGAATATTATGCGGGTAAAGCGTCAGAAAAGATGCAGGATTTAATGGAAAGGATGGGTTTGGTTATTATCGATTATGATAATGCCATCGCAAACGGATTCACCGTATTAACCGAAGAATTGAGTGATATGATAGATGAATAATAAGTTTGGGATTTTTATATTGTCGCACGGAAGGGCAGGAAATGTCAAAACCTATCACACGCTAAAAAAAGCAGGTTATACAGGTGATATTTATGTTGTGGTCGATGATGAAGATTCGCAAAAAGATAAGTATAAGGAAGAGTTCGGGGAATATTGTTTAGAATTTTGTAAGCAAGAATATATGGATAAAGCCGATACAATATCAACCGATGGAACGAGAATATCAGCGTTATTTGCCCGAATGGCGATTATGGATTTTGCCAAGGGTATGGATTATGATTATTATTGTATGTTGGATGATGATATTGAAAAAATTGTGTATCGGTATCCTATAAAAAACTCATTAAAAGGGATGGATGTTGTTCGTGCGGATTATATGTTTGATTGTATTGTGAATTTTATGCGGTGTGCGAAATTAAAAGTTTTGGGGTTGCAGTTAGCCGAAGGATTGATTGGTGGGTTGTATGGTATTTATAAGAATGGATTATTAAATCAGGTGTTAGCGGGGTCGTATATATTCAGTAAGGATACAGATTTTAGGTTTTTTGGGTCTGTGAATGAGAATACCGTTGCCACATTGGATTATTTGAGTCGTGGTGGATTGGCGTGGCGGTTAGGGTGTATCACCATAAAAACGCCTGAGCGGGGTTCGAATGGTGGTGGATTAAGTGAAGATTATAAGAAAAAGAATTGGTATTATATAGATATGCACGCAGTGATAGTGTCGCCGTGGTGTTGTAAAATAGATGTAAATAATGAAAATCGTCAGAAGATAGATATGCGGTTCGCAAGACCAAAGATATTATCTGAAAAATATAAAAGGGGTCAATTATGATAAATATGCCAACGGGGTGTCAGTTTATCCCAATCGAAACATTAAAACCTTATGGGAAAAACCCAAAGAATCACGATAAGGATGATATAGATTTAATCGTGCGGTCAATAGAAAGAAATGGTTGGGGTGACCCATTGTTGGTTTGCCCTGAAACAATGGAAGTGTTGTCGGGGAATGGGCGGTTATTGGCGGCTAAAAAGTTAAAATTGGAAAATATCCCTGTGGTATTCGCACCAGAAGGGATGTCGGAAAAGCAAAAAGCCGATTTAGTTATCGCCAGTAATAAGTTAGTCGAAATATCAGGGTATAATAAGAATCTTGAAATCTTGATGGGGATGTATGAATTGAATCCCGAAGATTTTGGGATGGTTGATTTGGAAAAAGAATTACAAGTGATTGATGATTCAGAACCCGAAATGGAATTCACCGAAGAATTATTTGAAGAACATAATTATGTGGTTTTGTATTTTGATAATAAAGTCGATTGGAAAACCGCCTGTGAAAAGTTTAATATTCAGAATAAAAAAGCGTTAGATTCAAGGGCAGGATATGTCAGGGCAGGTATAGGTCGGGTAATGAAAGGTGCGGATGTATTAAAAATGTTAAAGGATTAAAAATGTTGGAATCAATAAATGACATCAGTATCATAACCCCCTCATATAAACGGGCGGATAATGTAAAAGCCCGTTGTGTGTTCGGGGATAGATTGATAATTGCGTGCCACGAGTTCGAGGCAGAGGAATATAAAAAGTTTAATCCCGATAATGAATTGATGATTATCCCTGATTCAGAAAGGGGAAATATGGGTAAAGTGCGGAATTGGATGTTAAACCATTCACCAACGAAATACCTTGTGATGATAGATGATGATGTTATTGAGGTCGGGTATCACCAAAATATGAAACAGCATCCATTCGAATCCTTGGATGAAATATTGTCGTTTATAGCCGATGGATTTGTAATGGCGGAAGACCTTGGAACTGTATTATGGGGATTAAACCTTCAATCCGACCCGAAATTCTATCGTGAATATTCGCCATTCAGTTTATTATCGCCAGTTTTAGGGCCATTCAGTTGCCATATTATCAATGATTTGCGGTATGATGAAAGATTGGGATTAAATGAAGATTATGATTATGCCTTGCAAGTATTACAAAAATACCATAAAATACTGCGGTTCAATAAATATTATTATTCAGCAGGACATTTGACCGAAAAAGGTGGATGTGGTGCGTATAGAACATTGGACAGGGAAAAAGAACAATCAAAGATAATGATAAGTAAATGGGGAGATAAGGTGGTGAAATATAACTTCGATAAATCCACTAACCCAAAATTATCAGTTCCATTAAAAGGTATATAAGATGAAAAGTAATCTGTATCGTAAGTTTTATGAATGGGCTTGGGGTGCGGGTGAAAGATGCTATGTCGGTAAAATGAAATCGAAATCGTGGTGGAAAAGATATTGTAGAAAGTCAACAAGATTGGTAATGAATAAGGATGTAGAAGATGTCAGAAAATAAAGTTGTCAATCCTAAAAGTTTGGAAAATCTGAAACCTTTTCAAAAAGGTGATACCAGGGGTAAAGCAGAGAATGGAAGATTGGGTGGTATCAAGTCAGGTGAATCCAAAAGACGAATGAAAACATTCAGGGAAGAATTACAGGCGATATTGGAAACCGAAATGCTAAATGCCAAAGGTGAAAAGGTATCGTATCAGAAAAATATCAATTCTGCGTTAATCCTTAAAGCCGCTAAGGGTGATGTTCGTGCCTATGAAGTAATCAGGGATACATTGGGTCAAAGACCGAAAGATGAAAAAGAAGTGGTGGTTATGAGTGGTGATGATGGATTAAAGGTTAATTTGGAATTGGTAAAATCGTTGGAAGAAAAGTTTAATGCGACCGATAAATGATGATGATATTCGTGAATTGTTAGATAATCCCAAGGAAGCCCGAGTGGTGTTATTGGGTAATTTTATTACATTTGTGCGGGTATTCCATTATTATATGACCCGTTCCCAATTTGATGTCCAACCTTTTCATATTGAATTGGCAAATAAGTTAGTCGCATATATGAAAGGGACAAATAAAAAGCAAAATCTGTATATTGGTATAAGCCCCCGTGCGGGGAAAAGCCAATTGATTATAGATTTTTGTGCGTATTCCTATGCCGCTAACCCGTTCAGTAATTTTATTTATACCAGTTATTCGGGGGATTTGTGCGTAAAACATTCGAAAAAGATTCGTGATATTGTGGAATCGGAATTATTCCAAAAGGTATTCGGTATCAGTATTGACAGTAGCACGAGTGCGGCGAATCTGTGGAAAATAAATGGTGGTGGTGAATTTAGGTCTGTGCCTATGGGTGGTGCTATCACTGGATTTGGTTGCTTTGGGTATGATGTGCCGATAAAAACCAACAAAGGGTATGTCAAAATAGGCGATATTGTAAAAAATAAAATGCCAGTAAGGGTGTGTTCTTGGGGAAGTAATGGATTAGAATATGTGCCGATTTTGAATTATGTAGAAACGGAACAGGGTGTAAGTCGGATAATTAAAGTTGGAAAAAATGAGATTTATGCCACGAAAGAGCATTTGTTTATGTGTGATGAAGGGTGGAAAAGGGCGGATGAATTAAATGTTGGGGATTGGGTTTTCTCGCCTAACCCGTTTAATAGTATCTATCGAGCAATTAAATCGTTGTGCCAAAGATTTAAGGGTATTTTTGCGGTCAATGATAACCGAAATCTCTGTGGGGGTAAAAAGTCGTTTATTCGTGGGGGGATTATTGCGACCTCGTTGGAATCTGATGCCGTTGGTTTCCCTAGACCAGTGAATACCGCATTTAATGGCGGAAATTTGACCGTAGGAAAGGTTAAAAGATTCGGCTATAAGTTTGTAAGGTCTAGGGTCGATTGCGATTCTGCGGGCAACATCAGGGGTAATTTTGGTATTGCGGTAATGTGTGCCGTGCTTAATACTATCTTGTTCGTTGTCGGATTGTGTCCCGTAAGCAAGATTCGTGATAGAATTATTAAGTGGGTTGCCGTCAAGATGTCGAACAACAAGTCCGTTAGGTTCGCCGAGAAAGGTCAGAGCGACAAGGCGATGTATAAAAAGGTTTTTGCCCCTGCCAAGTCGGATTGTGTATCTGCCGTTAGAATTAAGCCAAGGTTTAAGAATTTTGTGGCGTTTTGCCGAAAATACATCCCCTGTTTGGGAAATGTAATAATCAGGATGTGTGGGTATAGGGTAATAACAAGTGTTGTTAAATGTAATCATAAGGTAAAATCCTATTGTTTATCCACTAAAAATCATAATTTTTTGGTGGGGAAAAGTCAAGTTTGTGTGCATAATTGTGGGACATTTGATGATTGGTTTGGTGGGGCGATATTGGTTGATGATTTTATGAAAGCGGATGATTATCGTTCAGAAGCGGAAAAGCAGAATTGTATTGAAATATTTGAAAATACATTGTCGAGCCGTAAGAATAGACCGTCAAAAGACCCCACGATTATTATCGCTCAACGGTTAGCCAAAGATGATTTGGTGAATTATATCAAGGAAAAATACCCTGATGAATGGGATTTTTATGTAATACCTGCGTATAATGAGGAAACAGGGGAATCGTTTTGGGAAGAAAGATACCCCGCCAAGTTCTTGGAACAGATGAAACAAGAAAACCCGTTCCTGTTCTATTCGCAGTATCAACAAGAGCCGATAGCGATGGGTGGCGGGTTATTCAAATTGTCTTGGTTTAGGTATTATCAAGATGTCAAAGACCAACCATACCGAAGGATATTTATAACCGCCGATACAGCGTGTAAAACAAAGGAATGGAATGATTTTACTGCGATTGGTGTGTGGGGTGTCACCCAAAACCGAAGATTAAGATTATTGGATTTTGTCCACGGAAGGTTTGAAATACCAGAATTATTGAATGTTTTTAATAATTTGTGGGAAAAATGGAAGAGTGGGATTGGTTCGTGTCGGTGTTCGGCGATTTATATCGAGGATAAGGCGAGTGGAACGCAGGTAATACAAACATTGAGAAGAAAGGGTGGGTTGCCGATTATGCCTGTGACACCCGAAAAGGATAAATTAACAAGAGCGTTGGATGCGATACCGCAAATTGCGGCGGGTAATATAGAGTTGCCCGAAAGTGAAAACCATCCGTTGTCAAAAGAGATTTTAGTGGATATTTTGGGATTTAGTGCTGATATGTCGCACAAATTTGATGATTCTGTGGATTGTATGTTGTATGCTATTGATGCGGCATATAATACAAAGGGGTATTTTTAAGATGATTGGGAAAAGATTTGGGCGTTTGGTCGTTTTTAGGTGTGCGGGGTATGTAAATAAAAACAAATGTTTTTGGTGTCGGTGTGATTGTGGGCGAATAAAAAGAGTCAGAAAGGGACATTTAATATCGGGGGCGGTTAAGTCGTGTGGGTGTTATAATTCGGAAAGGGCAAGTGAGTCGATGAAAAAAAATAGAATTGGAAAGACACACGGTATGTCAAAAACTAGATTATATCGGATTTGGATGGCGATGAAAAGAAGGTGTGGAGTTGTAGGGAATATTGGGGATAAGAATTATGGCGGGCGTGGAGTAACTGTTTGTGAAAATTGGAAAAAGGATTTTGTGTGTTTTAGGGATTGGGCGTTGAATAATGGTTATCAAGATGAATTAACCATAGATAGAATTGATGTTGATGGAAATTATTGCCCCGAAAATTGTCGGTGGATAACAAATGATGAGCAACAAAATAATAGAAGAAACAATCATATTATAGAATATGATGGCAAAAAATATACTTTGGCACAAGCATCAAGGTTTTTTGGAATACCACAAAGCACTTTATGGAATAGGATAAAAAATGGAAAGGGTATTTTTAATTGAAAAAATCAGGGGTATATGCTAGAATTTTGGCAAAGAGGTTTTGATTATGCGTTTATTCAAGAAAAAACAAACCGTTCAGGTCGAAAATATAGAAGAAAAAAAGACCGAAAGAACATCATATTTGGATTATTTGCGTAAATTGGGTCGTATATCGGATGAAAATACTAGGACAATGGAAGAAACATTGGCGTGGTTATTCCCGAGAAAGCCATCAGATTTGAAAGCGGTTAATCGTAAAACTGGGGTTGCGATGGATAGTGCCATTAAACCTGCGATGTATAATAATGATTTGCCCGAGGAAATGTTGCCGTTTTTCACCCATACTTTTATCGGTTGGCAAGCGTGTGCGTTATTGTATGAAAATCCGTATATTAAGAAAGCGTGTGAAATACCAGCCCGAGATGCTGTTGCCGTAGATTATGAATTGCAGTATGAAAATAAGGATAAGGATAAGGATGATAAGACCGATGAGGATGAGGAACAAGAGATATTGAATCGGTTGAAAAGAAAATCGGATAAGGAAATGCGGATGAAAGACCTTGTTCGTAATGCTGATATATTCAAGAAAGTATATGGGCAGATATTAATTGTGCCGACTTTCAATATTGATATGAAAAAGGCGATGGAAAAGCCCTATGATGCGTCAAAGATTAAAAAAGGTTCATATACAGGTATGACCTTGATTCAGCCGTTTTGGGTGACCTATGAAATGTCGGGTGATGGTATTATGAATCCGCAGATGGCGGGATATTATGAGCCGGAATATTATGTTATCAATGGTTCAACCCGTATTCATAAATCGTGGGTTATCAAAGTAATCACTGGCGTATGTCCTGATATTCTGAAACCAGTATATTATTATGGTGGAATCCCATTGACCCAACAGATATATGAAAGGGTATTCTGTGCGGAAAAGACGGCAAATGAAGCCCCGAAGTTAGCGTTGACGAAAAGATTGTTGATTGCGGATGGTAATATCGAAAATATGGCGGCTAACCCGACAGAAGCGTATGAAACCTTGAAAATGGTTTTACAGGTTCGGGATAATATGGGGTTGATGATTAAGAATCCCGGAGACCAAGTTCAGCAGATAGATACCAGTTTGGCGGATATGGATGCGTTGATAATGACCCAATTCCAATTGGTTGCGGCTATTGCTGAAATGCCGGTCACCAAGTTGATGAAGACCCAGTTGAAAGGATTGGCGAATAGTGGGGATTATGAAATGAAAGATTATGCCCAAACGCTAGTCGAAATCCAAGAAAATGTGTATAATCGTATTTTAGAAAGACATTATCAGATGTTATCGATGTCGGAATATGGTAAGGATTTAGGTTTACAGGTTGTGTGGAATCCGATTGATACACCGACAGAATTGGAATTGGCACAGATTGAAAGTCAACAAGCCCAAACTGATGCGACTTATATTGGTGCGGGTGTGGTCGGTGCTGATGAGGTTCGTGATGGTCTGCGTGCCAATGAGGACAGTCGGTATCATAATTTAAGTGAGGAAATGCCCGAAATGCCCGATATGATGGAAATGGGCGAAGAAGAAAGTGGGGAGGAAGAAAATGCCTAGTTATTTATCATATCTGAATCAGATGTCGGTAGTGGATGCGGATGATGATATTCAGTGGATAACTGTTCGTGGAAATCATATACCGATTAAAAAGGGTGAAAATAAGGAAGATGCGATAAAGTCGTTTTTTGAATCAAAGGGAAAAGAATCAAAGAAAACGGCACAAAAATCGCCCGAGAATAACAATAAAAAAGATAAAGGTGTAGTCGGTCAGAAAAAAACGAAACCTCAAACAGCGGTCAAAAAAGTATGGAAATACCCCAAGGTTGATTTTTCGGTAGAAGGGGCGGAAAAGAAATTTATAGATGAAACATATCCTCGTGTTAAAAAGATTCTATCAAAGGCGTATTTTGAAGAGCCACAAGTCACCAAAGATTTGCAGAGCATAAAGGGGATTGAGTTCCACGGGTTAGAGTATAGGCGGAAAACCAAAGATTCTGCGGTGGGAAAAATCAATCGTGAAAGAATAGAAAATGAATATACACAGGATTGGTCGGATAGAAAAATTATGAAACAAATGTATGATTTGGTGAGATATACACAGTTGGTGGATAAGGATACATTTGTGGAACAGGCACAAAAGACCATTGATATCCTGAAAAAGAAAGGGTATAAAGTGGTTCAGTTGAAGAATTTTTGGTTGCCCGAAGTGAATGATAATGGGCGTAATCCTTATCGTGGGATTAATATGAAATGGATAAGCCCGAAAGGTCAAAAGTTTGAATTCCAGTTCAATACAAACAATAATATCGAAGTTAAGGATAAGATGCACAAATTGTATGTGGAGGCGAGAAAATTGGATGATGGTGACCCGAAAAAAGCGGAATTAAATAAACAGTCACTGGAATTAACCAAATATTTTGATAACCCCAAAGACATAGAAAAATTAAAAAAATAGTTGACTTTTAGAAATTTTGTATTATATCTATGGTGCATAAGGAGGCAAGAATGAATAATAAGCAAGAAATCTTGAAAAAACTAGCGTTGGACTTCTCTAAATACAGATATTTAGGGGATGGCTTGGTATTCCGTGTTGATAAAAAATCGGGCGGAATCGAGGTTTTTTCCTTGGAAGATGGTTGGAAAAAGTCCGATGTGGATATCGTAAGCAAATCGAACAATGTTTTCGATGGTGGTTTGGATGTCGATGTGTATTTGGAAGGCGATGAAGATTCTATCGTTGAGCAGGTGATATATGCGGAAACCCCAAACGATGAATTTGATGACTAAGAATAATGTTCGGAAAGCGATAGTATGTGTCGATGAAAGGGAAACAGGAAAGGATAATTAAACTTAAACCATTGGTGCCACCGATGATTATAGCCCGAAAGTATTCGGGTGACCTTTTGCGTCTTGTATCAGAGATGGTGAAGGATTATTGGTCGTTAGTGGGGATATATCGGAATAAGCGGGGGCAAGTCGTTCAGGATGAAAGTTGGGCGATAACCGACCTTGATGACCGTTTGGCAAAATTGGATAGGAAATGGCAGGAAAGATTCAAGGAATATGCCAAGAATAATAGCCCCAAAATGATTCAGAAAGTATTAAAACAATCTGATATTCAGTTGAAAGAGACCTTGAAGGATTGGTTTGCGGAAAAGCGGTTTATGTTATTTGATAAGGAAATCCCCACCGCATTAAGACAGGTTTTAAGGGCTAGTATTGAAGAAAATGTGATGTATATATCGGATTTGCCCGTAAAATATGCGGGTCGGGTTCGTGGTGCGGTATATCGTGCGGTGACAGGTGGTGGAACATTAAAGGATTTACAGGTCAGTTTAAGAAAGTATGCGGGGATGTCAGCCCGTCACGCAAAATTGGTAGCAACCGACCAGATTAATAAAGCGTTTGTGAATATATCTGCCCAAAGGATGAAACAGGCGGGTATAACAAAATATATGTGGGTTCACACGAATGCGGGAAAGACCCATAGACCGTATCATAAGCGTAAGTGGGATGGCGTATCGGGAAAAAAGAATGGGCATCCCAACGGATTAAATGGATTTATATTCGATATGGCACATCAACCGATTATAGATGAAAAGACGGGGGAAACAGGTTTGCCGGGGCAATTGCCGTATTGCTATCATAAAGATACCGAGGTTTATACGGAACGGGGTTTTGTGCCTATTAAAGATGTTTTCATTGGGGAAAAGGTCTTAACATTAAATCCTGATACCAAAATACCTGAATGGTCGGTGTGTGAATCTGTGACAAAAAAATATAGTGATATGATTGTTAATTTTAGCAATAATTGGTTTGATTTGGCAACCGACCCGAATCATAGGTTTTTTGTGTATGGTTCAGAATGGGATGGGAAAAATGAATATACGCATAAAAAACCCAGATTTATAACAGGAATTGACAATTTGCCGTCAAAATCGGGATTCTATGGGGCAAGTGAGTGGGTTGGCGAAGAAAAAAAATGGATGAATATCGGGGATAAAAAATATGAAATGGATGCGTTTTTGAGATTGTTGGCGTGGTATCTGTGTGAGGGGTCAGTAGATAGAAGGAAGGGACACAATAGAATACAAATAAGCCAATATTTGCATAAAAGTGTTATGTATGAAGGATTAAAAGTATTTGACCCGCATTTGGTTAAATGTGGGATTAACATATATGATTCGGACTTAAATATGTATTTTAGAAAGTTTGGATACGCAAATGAAAAATATATCCCTAGTTTTGTAAAAGGCTTGTCAAAAAGACAAATAAGGGTATTTTTGGATGCTTTTGCGTTGGGGGATGGAGAAACCAAAAAAATCAAGAATAAAAATCTGTTTTGTGGGTATGAATATAACAATTATAAAACGGTCAGCAAGAGAATGGCGGATGATTTGGTCGAATTGATAATAAAAACCGGATTTGCGGTGAATCAGAGAATTACAAAACAAAAAGGGAAAGAGATTCAGTTTAAGAATGGGAAATACAAAATAAATTATGATGTTTATACTGTGTCAGAGAAAAAGAATGTGTTTTTCAATTTGAAATCATTAAAAAAGATGATAAATCAATATAATGATTTTACATACGATATTGGTGTAAAGGATAACCATACATTATTGATTAAATATAAGAATAAAGTTCATTGGAATAGCAACTGCCATTGTAAGTTGGCGCCAGTCATAACTTTTGATGATTGAAAAAATGTATCGGATATGCTATAAAGGAATAAAAGGATATTAAATGTTGGGATTGGTTAATCAGTTAACTGCTTTACAAATATTCTGTAAAGATGCCCATTATTCGTTCAGGGGGATAGATTATAAACCTTTACACGAATGGATGGATGAAATAAGTGACCCATTGGATGATTTTTTGGATGAAATCAAGGAATCAATCTTGTTGCGGTCAAACAATGAAGTGCCACGGGGTGTTGAAATCAATGCGAATGCGGCATTTTATGTGCCAAGTGAAATTGGGAATGATAATCGGGAAATTCTATCGAATGTCCAAGCGGTGATAATGATGTGTCACCAAACCATAAATGGAATGAAGGATATGTCGGTGGGTAATGGTGATATTCTTGGGCGGATTGATTCGCATTTGGATAAGCACCTTGGATTATTACGGTTAGCATTGGAGGAAAAAAATGTTAAGAAAGTTGATTAATTGGATTAAGCGGTTATTTTGCCGTAAAAAAATTGCCGAGAAAAAGGTTTTGGAAAAAACTGCGGTGAAAGGTAAGTTCAAAAAGAAAACCGCCCGTAAGGGTAAAAAATAAGTTTGTGTGTTGTCGTGGGTAATATCCCTGATTCGTCAGGGGTATTTTTTTTGTTTGAAAAATAAAACTGAATGTGGCACAATATCAGTATAAGGAAAGGATTATGAGTAAAAAAGTTGATGGAAATGGATTTTGGTTCATCAAACACAATCCGATAAGCAAAGAGGGTGTGTTCCCATATTTAGGGCATACCATATCGGATGAGTGCGAGCCAAACAAGATTTATAAAGTATATCGTCCTGCGTCAACATTAAATGATAGTGTTGAAACTTGGGATAATCCGCCAAAGCCGTTTATTGACGACCACGAAATGTTAGGGGAAGGGTTCACTGCGATTGATGATAGACCCGTTCAAGGTGTTATCAATAATCCTGTTTTTGAAAATGGTGTTTTGTATGCGGATATTACGGTGTATTCGGAAGAACTGAAACAGAATATTGAAAATGGCAAGAAAGAATTGTCCTTGGGGTATTTTTGCAAATACAAAAAGGAAAGGGGTGTTTTCAAGGGTGAGGTTTATGATTATGTCCAGTATGATATGGTCGGAAATCATATAGCCCTTGTGGATGCCGGAAGATGTGGTTCGGATGTGAAAGTGTTCGACCATAAATGCACAATGGATTCACTTGATTTGGGTGGATTCGAAAGTCCCTTGAAAACAATGGACGAAAGTGGCATAATAGAATCAAAGGAAACAAAAGGAAGTAATATGTTTATTGCGTTAGATGATGTCCGTGGTGTTCTTGCCGGTGTGTTTGATGCCGCTGACCCAAAAATGAAATCCATATTGGACGAATTGGAAGAAAAAGCCAAGACCGAAGATGAGGATGAAAAGGAAGAGGAAAAAAAGTCCGAAGATTCCGATGAAAAGGAAGATGAAAAAAAGACCGAGGATAAATGCGGTAAGGACGAAGATGAAGAAAAGAAAGAATCCGAAGATGAAGATGATGATGAAAAGAAAGAAACTGCGGATTCTATCAAGGAATTGATGTCGGTTGTCAAAGATATGGCTGACGACATTAAAAAACTCGTTGCCAAAGATGAAGAAAAGGATGACGAGGAAAAGAAAGAATCAGAAGATGGCGATGATTCCGATGATGAATCCAAGGAAAAAGAAACCGAGGATGAAGATGAGGATGATGAAACCAAAAAATCGGAAGATTCGGCTGTGTTCGTTTTCGGAACAGATTCTGCCATTACGGAAGATGAAGGTCTGATAGAATATTTGAAATAAACAAAAGGAAAGAAAGATGCAAACAACAGTAAATCAAAAGTTAGCGTTCGGCGTTCCGGGTTCGTTCTATGACAATTCCCCTCGCCGTGTTGACCCTTATACCGTTGAAGAAGGTGCTATTGCTTTGGCATATACTGTCGATTCAACAGACCCGTCAAAAGCGGTTTTAGGTGGTAATGGTGTATTTGCGGGTATTGCTGTGAATACGAAAGAATATATCATTAATGGTATCGGTGCGTCTATGGCATTCCGTGAAGGTGATATTGCCCAATGTGCAACAATGGGTCGTATTGTCCTGAAATTGGCTGATGCTGTGTCGGTTGGTGATGCTTGTTTTTATAATGAAACAACTGGTGCTTTGAAACCAGGCACATCAGGTGCAACCGTTAGTGGTTATATCGAAATCCCGAATTCAAAGTTCGTTATTGTGGATGCTTTGGCGAAAGAATATTCGGTTTTGCAATTGGGTTAAACAAAAGGGGTAAATAGATGAAAACAAATGTTAAATTTTCAATCCCTGCGGATAAAGTAAAATCTTATGCGATGGATTCTAAAACCACCGAAACGACAATCGATGCTTTGGGTATTCATTATACAAAGAATGCTTTGCGTGAATTTAAGGCGTATGCCACTGATGCGGCACCAACCTTACAGACCACGCCATCGAATATGACACCAGTTCAGTTCCTGCAATTTTGGATTCCTGAAATGGTTGAAGTCGTTACAGCGTCCCGTGATGCTGATGCGATTTTGGGTCGTGATTTTGCAGGTTCTTGGGAAGATGAAGAAATCATTCAACCAGTTATCGAATATACAGGTCAAGTTCGCCCGTATGGGGATAAAACCACATTGAATCTTGCTGATTTTAATGTGAATTACGAACGCCGTACAATTGTTCGTATGGAACAAGATGTCGAAGTTGGTAAATTGGAAGCGGCAAGAGCGGCAAAACAGCGTATTGATGCACAAGGTTCTAAACGCCACGGAGCATCCTTGGCATTGGCTATCTCTGCGAATGATATTGCATTCTATGGATACAATGCGGGTGTTAATAAAACCTATGGTTTGTTGAATGACCCGAATATGCCTGCTTATACATCGTTGCCAAACGGTGCGGCAGGAACATCTGAATGGATGACAAAAACATTCAATGAAATCGTTGAAGATATCAAGAATATGTTTGCGGCTTTGCGTGTCAAAACTGGTAATAACTTTAAACCAGAACGTGATGCATCTGTTTTGGCATTGGGTGTATCTTGTATCGATGCGTTGCAGACAGTTAATCCATTGGGTGGAATATCTGTTTGGGATTGGTTGGGTAAGACCTATCCGAAATGCCGTGTAGAATCTGCTGTCCAATTGGATGGTGCAAATTTGGGTGATAATGTTGCGTATCTGATGGCTGAATCTGTTGCCGGAATGAAAGTTATCGGTCAGTATATGCAGGATGCGTTGCGTTTGATTGGTGTCGAACAGAAAGCGAAAGGGTTCTTGGAATGTTATTCCAATGCCACAGCGGGTGTTCTGTTGCGTGTGCCAATCGGGGTAGCCCGTTTTACAGGTTGTTAATATAAACTTGCTTTTGGTTAGGACGGGTGCTATGATGTATTCGTCCTAATTAAAAGAAAGGAGATAACAATGGCATATATTGTAAGTAAAGCATCCCAAGATAATGAATATTGTGATTGGCAGAAAGGGCGTAATGGTCTGAATGTCAAGAAGTTTTCAGTTATTATTAAGGGTGGTGCGAATGTATTGGATAAGAAAACTATGGAAACGCCCAATGGTGTTATTACGGAAGTAAGTGCGGCAGAATTGAAGTTTTTGGAAAGCAATACAGCGTTTAAGCGTCACCAAGAAAGGGGATGGGTCAAAGTGTGTAAGACCAAGGCAGATGCGGAAAAGAAAGCCGATGTGGTAGAGAAAGATGAAAATGGTGATGCAATAAAAGATGGGTCTGCACAGTTGACAGCGGAAGATTTTGAAAAGAAGGGTCAAAAACCGCCAATTGTCAATCCTGATGAATTGGTAAAGTAATTTTTGTTGTGTTGTTCTTGGTTCAAGGTGTGATAGCGGGGTCAGGGTTGTAAAGCCCGCCCCGTTAATTCGTAAAGGGGGAAAGATGTCAGTAACCGTGACAGTTGAAAATTTAAGGAATGCGTTCCCTGAATTTGGGAACTCTGTAAAATATCCCAATGAATATATTCAGCGGTTTATTACGATGGCGACAATGTATATATCGACAGTAAGCGGTCGGATTCGTGATGATGTTCGTGTATTGGCGATAGAATATATGACCTGCCATTTGATAACATTAAGTGCGATTGATGGGCAAGGTAATTCGCAGGGTGATGGAAATGGTGGTGGGGTATTGACTAGTGCCTCGATTGAAAGTGTGAGTGTGGCTTTTCAGGGTGTAATTGCGAATAATTCATTCGAACAATGGATACAATCGACACCGTATGGGAAGATGTATTGGGCATTATTACAGGCGAATAATCCTGCGGGTATTTATTGGGTTGGAAATTTAAGACCTTGGGGGGTGAGATAGTGGTAATGAAAGTCGATTTTCGGAAAAATGATAAGATAAAACCTCGTGTATTCAAAGAGGGGGTGGTTCGTGTTGGTTTTTTCGATACATCGAAATATGATGATGATACCTATGTGGCACAAGTGGCGAGATGGAATGAGTTCGGGATAGGTGTCCCTGAAAGACCGTTTATGCGACCTGCGGTATTTGAGAAGAAAGCGGAATTGAATGCTTTTTTGCGGTCAAAGTATAAACAGGCGATAAAGGATAAGAAAGACACAATGAAAGTATTAAGATTGTTTGGTGAAAAGGTTGTGTCGGAGATTCAGAGTCAAATATGGAATGGGCATTATGTTCGTAATGCGGATTCAACCATCGCAAGAAAGGGTCGGAATAAACCATTGATAGATACCGAATTTATGGTTAATAGTGTGAGTTATAAGGCAGAGGAGGTCAAAGGGTTATGATAAATGTGTTAAAGGCGGCATTAAGGGCTATTCCAACGCAGAAAATCACATATAAGAAGTTCACTGGGGTAAGCCCGAATAGGATTGGGTTAATGGTAAATACTTATGCCGACCCTGTGGAAGTAGATGGAAGTATTCAGCCCGCAAGTGCGGATACCTTGTATAAGTTAGGAATTGCGAATACTGGGGATATATTTGTATGTGTATTGCAGGGTGATGCGGTATCTGTGGCGGAGGTTCAAAGTAATGATTTAATTATCAATACTGCGGGTGAGGTATTCAACATATTCAAGTCGGATAGATGGTATGATTATCCTAACCAAAATTGGAATCGTATATTATTACGGAGGGCAAAGAATTATGGAAGTTAGTGGATATCACGGTCGGAATGAAATATTGGATAAATTGATAGTCGGAATCAAGTTGATGCTTGATGAATATGGTTTGGGGGGTTCGTGGCAAGTTGCCAGTTTGAATCAGCCGACCATTCAGGGTTTACAGAATAACACGGTATATGTGGATATAATCAGCCGTAGGCGGTTTGGGACACAAGGGACAAAGCTCGTCAAGGTGGGTAATCAATGGGTTGAGTCGAGTGTTTGGTATGAAGAATTATTGATTCAGGTGGGTGCGTTCAAACAGCGTGACCCGAATACTGATACTATATCGACCTTGACTAGTTCGGATGTTATTGAATATTTACAGGGGTGTGTAAATGCGGACACGGATTTAGGTTCGGATATTCGTGGTGTTGGTCGGTATGGGGTTGGGAAGAAAAGTTATTTTGGGGAGGATTGGTTGGAAGTAATCCGAAGCACAGATATGCGTGAATTGGATTATGAAACTGATAGTGGGTTGAAAGAAAAATTCCCACAGTTTGATTTTACATTGGTGGTGGGGCAAAACCTATTGAAAACCGATGTGAATTTTGCTAACATTGAAATAGAAACAGAAAGGATATAAAAAATGGCTATATCGCAAAACAAATATATAAATATTGTATCTGATGTGGGTGGTGGTGAAACTATTCGTCAGCGTGATTTAATGGGTCGTGTATTTACGGCGAATTATCTTGCCCCTGTGGGTCAAGTTGTAGAATTTACTGGGGGTTCAGCAGTTGCCTTGGAAAACATTGGTGAATACTTTGGTGTAACCAGTGATGAATATGCGTTTGCTAGTAAATATTTTCAACCGAATAAAAAGGGTATGTCACCGCAGAAAATATCATTTGGTGGGGTCAGCACAAGTGATACATCTGCTATGATAATCGGGGTTCGTGGTGTGAAATTGGCTGATATACAGGCAATCACCACAGGAACATTATCATTGACAGTAAATGGTGAATTGAAAGAATATGATAGCATCAATCTGTCAAGTGCGACCAGTTTGAATGCTGTTGCCACGGCATTAACCGCTGTTGTTACATCAGATGGTTTAGAAGTTGAATATGAAACTGAAACGGGTCGTTTTAATATTAAAACGGTTACAGCAGGCGAAGGACAAGTGTTAAGTTTTGCGGAGGGTTCAGTTGCCGAATTATTGGGATGGACAGAATCTTATGGGGTTTTGGTTGAAGGTCAAGATGGAATGACCGCACTTGAAACAGTAGTCGATTCAGAAGGTTTATCGAATAATTTCTTCTCATTCTGCTTTTTGGGCGTAGAATTGAGTAATAATGATATTACAGGATTGGCTGAATGGGTAAGCACACAGAATGTGAAATATTTGTTTAGTTTGGGTGTGACACCGAGTAATGCGGAAACTATTGCCAATTTGGTAAAAAGTTATGATGGGGTTGCGTTAACCTTGGATATTTATGATGAAATGGCAGAATTTATGCCAATGAGTCGTATTGCCAGCATTGATTATACAAGACCGAATTCTGCGATAAGTATGTTCTATCAGCAGTTCAATGGGGTTGAAGCGTCTGTTAATAAGACGAGTGTGGCACAGAAATATGATGCCCTGCGGGTGAATTATTATGGTGCGACAAGTCAAGCGGGTCAGGAAGTGTTATTCTATCAGAATGGAGTATTACAAGGTTCTATCACGGATATGGGTGTATATGCCAATGAAGCGTGGTTGAAAGATTCGTTTGTGACGGGAATATTGAATATGCGTTTGGCGTTAGATACATTACCTGCGAATAATGTAGGTGTTGGTATGGTGATAAGTTCTATGATGGAAACGATTAATTTATCGCTGTATAATGGTGTGACGATGCCAGGGAAAACATTGAATAACACGCAGAAAGCATATATCACGGAAATTACTGGTGATTCTGATGCTTGGATGGCGGTTCAGGGAAACGGATATTATCTGACAGCGGATGTTGTTAAATATATAGAAGATGATATTGAAAAGTATAAAGTGACATTCTTGTATGTATATAGCAAGGGTGATAGCATCAATTATGTTGATGGTCGTGATATAATGATTTAACAAAAAGGAAGAAAAAGATGGCAGTAGATGTATCAGCATTGGGTATAAAGGCGACTTTGGTTGCTGTGCCGAGTTATCCCGCAGGTATTACATTATCGCAATTTGCGGATGATGGTGATAGTTTGAATGTTCCTGATATGACGATTATGCAATCAGGGATGGGTGTCAATGGTGATTTAGTTGTATGGCGGACGGCTGTTCCTTGTGAATTGGATGTGAATTTAATTCCTGGGACAGATGAATGTAATGCGATGGAAAATCTGTTTAAGTTGAATATGACACAGAAGAATAAAATCAGTTCAAAAGATGTTATTACATTATCTGTGGTTCACCCGAATGGAAAGGTTGATGTATTGACGAATGGATATATAATTGCGGGCAAACCTGTTCAAGATTATAGTGCCAATGGTCGTGCAAAGACACGGACATTCCGTATGGTGTTTGAGAATAATGTAAATTAATCTGAATAATAAGTTTTTATAACAAGGGGTAAAAACTATGGAAGAAAAGATTATAGAAGTAGAAGGGGTAAGGGTTAGGATTAATCCTGCCCCTGCCACTGTTGGATATGATATTGCGTTGCGGTATCGTGTAGCATTTGGTGCAGATGGTGGAAAACAAGACCCAAAGGAAATGCAGAATTGCACTTATGAATTATTGGGTTTTTGTGAAATGGATTTAGGTGATGGACGGTGGGCGAAATTGGATTCGAAAGATTTTATTAATCAGCATTTAAAGAATCCGAAATCGTTAATCAAATTACAAGGTGCTGTGATGGGTGTTAATTTTGGTTTTTTAGCAGAAAGCGTTCCCTCGAATTCCTAAATCAGATGGGGAACGATAGAAAGACCATTCCCAAGCAGTATCCGAATATCCCGCCATTATTTGGTTTGTTAGTATCGCAGAAAGTGTGTTCGTTGAATGAATTGAAAACGATATATACTTTTGAGGATGCGGTATGGATGTATGAGGCGATAATGGTGCCTGCATATAATGATTGGCGGGAGATAGAGGCGAATAAAAAGGGTGTTAAGCGATGAATGATGAAATCGGTAATTTTTTAATTAAGTTCACGACCGAGGGATTTGATAAGGTTGAAAAATCGCTTGATGCCCTGAATAAAGGGATGGACAAATTAAATGATTCATTTGAAAAAGGTAATAGAAAGGGTGAATCGTTTTTTGGTGCATTATTGAAATGGGATATAGTTGTCGGGACAATCACCAAGTCCTTTCGAGTGTTGAAGAATGAAATAACAGATGTATTCAATGTTGCGGAGGATATGACAACATTATTCAGAAAGGAACAATCGTTAGGGGTTGAGGCGAAAGTTCTTGAAAAATATGGTTTATTGGCGAAATTGAATCAAGGTTCGCAATCTGATGCTTATGCGTTTTTTGAGAATATTCAGAATTTAATGTTGAAAGCGTCAACACCAGCGTTATGGTCTGAATCTGATGCAAAAGATTTGGCATTGGCGGGGATTAATTGGTCGTATAATAGTGGGTTGACGACAGCCCAAAATCGTGATGCATTTTTAATGGAGTTGCGGGATGCTTTCTTGCGGAATATGTATGATGAAAAGAAGATGTCGTATTTGAAAAAATATGTCGGTCAGGAATCGATATATTCTGCGTTTATGGCACCAGAAGAAAGTTTTAGACAGCAGATGCAGTGGGCGGATAATCTGCGTGTATTATCGAGAGAACCAGAACGGTTGCAAGATGTCCAAGATTTAAGGGTAGAAAAGTTAGAATGGGGTCAATTTTGGCAGAAGTTAGATTTGCAATTGACGAAACCATTGGCAGATTTATATAAAGCGTTAGAGCCGTTGCAGAAACCGTTAGAGGATTTAGTTAA